CTGACGGAGACGCCGGCGCAGTCATGAGTTCTATGCTCCTAGGCGTAATGGAACGATATTACGCCCGGTACTATAAGCACCAAAACATCAAAGGCAAAGCAAAAGCCGTAAAGATGATGGAGATAGCACGCTCAGCATGCGAGTTGGAGCCAAGTACAGGCAAAACCCATGCCCTGTACGAAACGCCTCAGCAGAAAATGCCCGGATTCATTATTGAGAATGATGGATCTGCTTGGGATACATGTTGCGGAATCGCGCTACGTGATCTGACTGAGAATCCTATCATGGATGCATTCTACGAACGTCTTAAAGGTTTTGTTGTGCCATTGAACAACTTTTACGAACCTCGTAGGGTGGCGAACCAGGCCAAACGACTCAAACTTTCCGTGAACGCGACTAAGGTCAATATCATTGAGGAGTGCCGCAAATATGCGAGCAAACCCTTTGATCAGTCGGCATTCGACCGTGCTCACCAAGCACTGAAGAAGTCAGTCCGTGTAACCATAGACGCGATCAGGCGATCCGGCGATCGCGGTACATCTATACTCAACTGGCTAGTTAATCGCATCTGTTGGGCATGGGTGATCGCCGGGGATGGTGGCGAAGCTATTAACGCCGTAAATGGCAAAGTCTTTTACGACATTTTCGGCACCAGACGAAGGTTTCGTTGGTGGTTTGAAGGTGATGATTCCATGATATGGCTCACCTCAAAGCACTTTAGTGAAGACCAATTGAGAATACTCCATTTGCGTTGGACTAAACTTGGACATCGACCCAAGTTATTCCAACGTCTAGCAGGCGATGTCGCTGAATTTTGCGGATGGAAGATCTGTGTCAATGAGCATGGCCTTGACGCAGATACCGCTGTCCCCGATTTACCAAGGCTTCTTAAGAATGTGTGCAATACACATTCTAAGCAGGCTGTTCAGGCAGCCATGGACGGTGACCATCCGACATTTGCTAGGGAGATAGCGCCGGCTATTCTTGCAAGAGCTGGCTCAATTGCTTCACACGTTCCCTCCGTTGCCCAATGGTTAGTCGACTGTGCTGATCATTTAATGATTAGTGCTAAGATAAGCATTGACGACACTATGTACACGCGCGATGACATGTTCAGAATGCCGGAAGGCCATATTCAGGAGATGTTACCTGAATGGTGGGATGTCGATGATCCTGCCAAAATTTTGGACATGCGCTACGGATCATTCGCCGATAACGTTCGCCGGCGAATCTCCGAAGCTATCGCGCTTATTGGCGTGGTAGACCATGAGAGTTCCCTCGCTCTCAAACATCAATGGGTCGAGACGATTGAC